CTGGTCTGGAAGAACTGGTGCGCGCCGGAGCAGTGCCACACCGGCGAGACGCTGCACTTCGCCGACATCGAACGCCTGCTCATGGGCCAGATTGTCGAGGCCGGCGAGATCTTCGTCCGCAAGCACTACGACGGCGGCCCGGTCCCGCTGCGCCTGGAGATCATCGAGCCGGAGCGGATCGCCGAGGACTACGAGACGGCTAACGGCGCGGCCGGCACGGTTACCAAGCTCGGCATCGAACTGGATGCCTTCGGCAAACCGCTAGCGTATTGGGTCCGCGAGCTCCACCCCGGCGAGATCCGCCGCGGCATGGCGGCGACCGACAAGCTGATCCGCGTCCCGGCCGCGCAGATGTTCCATCTGCGGATCGTGGACCGCTGGCCGCAGACGCGCGGTGTGCCGTGGTTCCATTCGGCGGCCAAGCGGCTCCGCGACATGGACGGCTATACCGAGGCCGAGATCGTCGCGGCGCGGATGTCGGCGAGCTACATGGGGTTCATCCAGTCGCCGGAGGTCCCGGTGGCAGACGACACCGTGGACGGCCAGAAGATCCTCGAGTTCGAGGGCGGGATCATCCAGCACCTCGCGCCGGGCGAGTCTTTCACCGGATTCGCGCCGAACCGGCCGAACGCGCAGCTCGACCCGTTCATGCGCTACATGCTGCGCGAGGTCGCTGCGGCGGTCGGCGTCAGCTATGAGTCCCTGTCACGGGACTATAGCCAGTCGAATTACTCCTCCAGTCGCCTCGCGCTGCTGGACGACCGCGATCTGTGGAAAACGCTGCAGCAGTGGTTCATCCGCAGTTTCCGTGCGCCGCTGCACCGCGAGTGGTTGAGCATGGCGGTCATGGCTGGCGCCATCCGCTCGATTCCCGCCGAGCAGTTCTGGACGAACAAGGCGAAGTTCGAGGCCGCGCAGTGGAAGCCGCGCGGCTGGGGTTGGGTGGATCCGACGAAGGAAGTCGATGCCTACCGCCAGGCCGTGCTTTCCGGGTTTACAACCGTTTCGGACGTGATAGCCGCCACCGGCAACGGCGCGGATCTCGAGGACGTGCTCAACGGCCGGCGCCGCGAGCTGGACATGATGGAAGAACTCGACCTCGAGTTCGACACCGAGTACGAAAGCCCGGAAGAGATGGCCGCCACGCCCGAGTCGCCGTCGGCGCCGGAAGCTGAAACTGAATCCGAGTCCGATGCCACATCCGAGACGGACGCCGAGTCCGAGTCGGAGCGCATGATCCGCGCGCTCGCCGAGGACCGGCAGCAGATGCGCGAGATCGTCATGTCGCTGCTGGCCGCACACCAGGCGCCGCAGCCGCAGCCGATCGTCAACGTCACGATTCCGAACGGCGCCATCCAGGCGCACGTCACGGTTGAGCCTACCGAGCTGCGTATCGAGCAGGGCGCATTCGCCGTCAACGTCGAACAGCGGCCAGCCGATACGCACGTCTCCAACATCGTCCCCTTCCCGCACGCCGCCGAGGTGCCGCAGCTGGAAGTGGCGATGCCATTCCGCTTGCTAGAGGAGAGTCCAGATGGGCCGGAAGGACAAGGACGACAAGAATCCGAAGCCGAGGAAATAGCCGATGAAACTACCGTCTCTGCGGCGTGACCTGACGGCGGACATCCAGGTCGCCACGGGCGACCGGATCACGTTCCCGTTCGCCTCCGATGCGCCGGTCGAGCGCGGCTTCGGCCGCGAGATCCTGGATCTGCGCGGCATGGATACGACCCGCTTTACCCAGGGCGCCGTTCCCCTGCTGTTCAACCATAACTGGGACAACGTCGTCGGCATGGCCGAGAAAGCCTGGGTCGGCAGCGACAAGCGCGGTTACGTCCAGGCGAAGTTCTTCGATCACCCGGACGCGCAGAAGGTCCGGTCGATGGTCGCCGGGGGCCTGCGGAACGTGAGCTTCGGCTACCGCGTCACCGAGTTCGAGGAAGCCGGCAACGGCGATTACATCGCGCGGACGTTCGAGCCGCACGAGGTGTCCATCGTCAGCGTGCCAGCCGACGCCAGTGTCGGCATCGGCCGCAGCGAGGACAACGAGCAACTGGAGGTCCGCATCCTGCGGGCCGGTTCTGAAATGGCGGAATCAACCGCTGCAACTGAGGACGTACACATGACCGAGAAAGACTCCTCGGCGGCCACCTCCGCCGAAATGATCCGCGAGGTCGATCCGACCGCCGAGAAGCTGCGGCAGCGGGCGCTCGAGAACCTGGGCGACCAGTACGGTATCCACGGCGACGTGATCCGTCGCTGGAAGGACGAGGACATCTCCGTCGGCGAGGCGACCCGCCAGACGTTGAAGATCATTGCCGAGCGTACCAAGGCCGAGAACGCGGTCACCGCGGTTGGCCTGTCGCCGCGCGAGCAGCGCCAGTACAGCCTGATCCGCGCCATCAACGGCGTGGTTCACAAGGACTGGAAGCACGCCGGCCTGGAGCTCGAGGCGCATCAGGAGATCCAGAAGCGCACCGGCAAGATCCTGTCCGAGAACTCGTTCTTCGTGCCCCTCGAGATCCAGCAGCGTGACCTCGCCGTTGGTTCCAGTGGCGGCGGCTATCTGGTGAGCACCGATACCGGCGGGTTCATCGAGCTGCTCCGTAACCGCAGCGTCGCGCTGCAGATGGGCGCCACCCGGCTATCCGGCCTGCAGGGCAACGTCGCACTGCCGAAGCAAACGGCCGCTGCGACCGCTTACTGGCTTGCGGGCGAGACGACCTCGATCACCGAGTCGCAGCCGACGATTAGTCAGCTCACGCTCGGTCCCAAGACGGTCGGTGCCTACACCGAAATCTCCCGGCAACTGACCTTGCAGTCTTCGCCTGACGCCGAGTCGCTGGTGATGTCCGACCTGGCGCGGGTTGTGGCGCTGGCCGCTGACGTGGCGGCGCTGCGTGGTTCCGGTTCCGGTGGCGAGCCGCAGGGCATCGTCGGCACGACCGGCATCGGATCAGTCTCTGGCTCATCGCTCGCCTACGCCGGCGTGCTGGAATTCCAGACCGATCTGGCGGCAGCCAATGTACAGCCGGCTCGTGGCGGCTACGTCACCACGCCGGCCATCGCCGCCGTGATGATGGCAGAGCAGCGGTTCAGCAGCACTGACACACCGCTGTGGGTCGGCAACATCTGGGACGGTCAAATGTGCGGCTTCCGCGCGATGGCATCGAACCAGATGTCCACCGCGACCATGCTGTTCGGTGCCTGGGAAGACCTGATCTGGGCCGAGTGGGGCATCCTCGAAGTCGAGGTCAATCCCTACGCTTCCTTCGCCGCGGGGATCATCGGCGTGCGCGCGATGTACACGATGGACATTGGCCTCAGATACGCGGGGTCGTTCTCCTACGCATCGTCGGTTAGCTGATGACTGACATCCTCGTGAAGCGCGCCTTCCTGGTAAAGGGGGCGCGCGTGGAACCAGGGACGGTGGTAGCCGTGGATCACGGCCTCGCCGTCGAGCTGGTGCAGAACGGGAAGGCCGAGATGGTCGGCGCCGAGCCGACCGTCTCCGGGCCCATGACCAGTGAATCCGCGCCGAGCCTCACCAAAGGCAAGCGCGCCAAAGTAGAGGTGACGAAATGAGCATTTTCAACTTCCCGGCCGCCGCTGCTTCCGCGGGCGGCTCCGTGTTCCGCGTTCCGACCTCGCAGACCACCGGCACGGTCACCACGACCGGCATCGATGTGACGGCCTATACCGGCAACGCGCTGTTCATCCTCTGGGTGACCAGTTCGGCGACCGGCCGGACCATGACCGCCAAGCTGCAGCACTGCGCCACCGCGACGACCGGCAGCTACACCGACGTGACTGACGGTGCGTTCACCGCCTACACGTCGGCGCAGACGGGCCTGCGGCACCTGGCACTCAACGTGGACGGCCTGAACAAGTACGTTCGCCTGAGCAAGACCGTGGCCGGTGGCGCTGAGATCAACGGTGGCCTGGTCGAGGGCTGGAAGAACTACTTTTTTTTTTTAACGCGACGGCGACCACCGAGAACATCATCGATGAGTTCGGTGAGTCGGTCGTGCTGTGTGGCGATCACTTCCGGCAGACCGTGACCGTGGTGTTCACGCCAGAGTGGGGACCGGCATCGGCCGGCGGCATCGGCATCGAGCGGATGGAGCCGTTCGCGCAGGTGAGGACTACCGATGCGACAACGTATGGCGCGAGTAATGGGT